TAAGGGTCCAGCAGCATGGGAAACCCTGGAAATGATTTGGTTTATTATTAAGTTTAAATTTTTTGAGCTTCTTGATATAGTATCAACTGCCGCTGGTCAACTTATTTTCATTCTTACTACGCTTTGGAACGATATACTTGTTGCAGCGAAAGTGGCTTGGAATCAATTAATACTTATCATTCTATTTAAACTTAGTGAATTATTAAATCGTGCAAACGAAACGTGGGAATTAATGAAGGCTATTGTTGCTTATAAGTTCTGGGAGATGTTGAATATCGCTTCAACTTGGGCACAAAACCTTATTACAACAATTAGCACAAAATTAGAAGAGCTTGGAACAACAATTTCTACTAGGTGGGACGAGATTAAAGCAAATGTAGGAACAAAATTAGAAGAACTTAAAACAACAATTTCTACTAAGTGGGAGGAAATTAAAACAACTGTAGGAACAAAGTGGGAGGAAATTAAGACCGCACTATCCACTAAATGGGATGAGATTAAAACAACAATAGAAACAAAAGTTGGAGAGTGGGTTAGTGTTATTGAAGGAGGATGGGAAAGCTTTAAAACTGCTGGTGCAGATTTAATCCAGGGTGTGATTGACGGAATTAATGATAAGTTAGGGGGGGTTGTTTCGGCAATTACCGCTATTTATGATGCAGCGCTTGAGGTATGGAGGAAAATTTGGAATTTAGGGTCGCCTTCTAAGATCATGTTTGAGTCCGGACAATTTATTATGCAAGGTGCTGTTGAAGGTATTGAATCGATGAGTGAAGAGTTTAAGATGAGCTTTGTGGGAGCTACAGGTGGACTTCTAGGCGGTGCGCCACTTACGCCAGCGTTTGCTGGTGGTATTAATTCTGTTATGGGCGGCGCTACTCCACCGCAGATTACACTTAAATTTGGTCGAGATTCAGTACGAAGTGATCGAGATATTGAAGATATTACGGATGCCGTAGAAAGATTATTGGCTGAAAGGGCTGAAGGAAATATGGGCGTCGGTACAACTTTTGGAGATGAGATATAATTCTCGTGTGAGAACTACAGGTATAGACTATGACATTTAAACTTTTATTAAAAGATGATACAGATTCAATAGATTTTCTTAGTGCTGCTTACAAACTTCGAGATCGTGGTTTTGATCTTTGGACCCCAAAGAAAAAGCAAGTTTGGGGTGGTGAGTCAGTCTATTCGCATGGTTCTCAGTTGGTTACTTCAACATTTGAGAATCGCAGATTGCGTATGTGGTTTCAGGTCACAGGCGATACGAGAGATGAGCTTGCTGCAAGGATCAGTGCGGTTGAAAATTTTCTTGAAAAGGCTCGTCAACGATCTATTGAACAGACAGGTTCTCGTGTTGAGCTTCAGTACCAATGGGACGGTTCTTCTGGTATAACTTACTTTGAAATAATTGATGGGGAGCTTCGTTGGCCGAAAGATACGATGTCTGTTGAACAGGTTCATCAGAGAGATGAGAACGGAAGGTATATTATTACGGATTTTTATCTTACTCTTGTAATGGCTCCATTTGCTTATCCGATTTCACCTGTAAACGGAGTACCAACAGAATTAGCGATATCTAATGGAAATGAATCGGATAAAACTGGAGGACTTCAGGTTTGGAATCACGATGATGCCGGATCAGGACACGATAACTGGGTACAGATTGATGGTTCAGATTTTGCAGGTGATTTTGAGGCGAAGGTAAAACTTATTTTAAAGGCAGATTCCGGGGAGGCTGAAAAAACGTCAAAGATTTATATCGGTGTTCGTAAGGGTGATCTTACGTTTAGGCATATCCTTGAAGACGACGACGAGGAATTTGTTTTTGGGTCTCCTTCTCCAACGTCTGATTCAGACTATTCATCTGGAGGAACCTATACAGCGATTGTTTTCGCTGATACAGACGGAGAGATTGATCTAATTCGATGGGCTTTGACTGCTGCCCAGGTTGAGGCAACACAAGGACCCTTTAGATTTTTCGGTCGATGTCATGCGGGAGATCATTGGGACCAGAACGGGAGTTATGCAATCGCTATTAAATATGGAGATGCTATTTTATTTCAAAGTGGATGGGTAAAGCCAATTGATACAACTACAGAACTTCTTGATTTTGGTACGATTTATTTACCACCATGGTTAGTTGGAACTCCAACTGGATTGGCTGGCTTAAAGGTTTCTATTCGAGCAAAGAGAGATACTGTTGGAAATACTACAATTAATCTTGATTATGTAGCATTAATGCCTCAAGATGGAGGTTATCGAATTCTTGAATATCGAGCAACTGGAGTAGCTCAATTTGAGGAAACGATTGATGATGGATGGGAGGAAATAGTCTATCATGTTAATACAAGCGGGAAAAAAACCGGACTTCCTTTTGGGTTAATGCCTAGAATTGTATTACGACCAGGAAATGACTGTAAGATTTTCTTTTTGCAAGAAGGAACATCACAGAACTGTGAGATTACTCGGCAAATGGACGTACAAGTTTTCGTTGTACCTACGCATAACGCTTTGGTGTAGTATGAAATTATTGATCGGTATCTGGAAAAATTATAATGAGTATCCATCTGATTTTAAAGAGATGACGGATCGATTTTCAGGTCTTGGTTTTGATACGATTCTTCATGGTGGTTTTGGTGCTGCAACGTTCAAAGTTGAGGTAGGTGGGTATAACGCTATTCGTTGGTATCGAGATTATGTTGGTCATCACGCTGTAGTTTTTGATCATTTTGGACGACGCTTGTATGAAGGTAGAATCGAGGCAACGGATGCTGATGCTAAAGGAGTTAAAGTTGCTTGTGCGGGTTATTATGCACATGCACAAGACCTTACTCATGGAATTATCTATCCCGCTGGTGTGCCAACCTCAATATCTGAAATGATTGAGGATACCGTTGATTTATCCGATCAATGGTGGAAAAACCATGCACGGATTAAATTGACTGTTACAGATATTACACCTCAGGATTTTACAGGAGAGCAAAAGCTTAAGGATGCTATTGATCAGGTGACTAAATTTGGTGATGATGGTGTGATTCCAGTGCCAATTTATTTTGCTATCTGGGAACATCGAATGCCATATCTATTTGCCGAACCTGATATTAGAACAGAAGAACCAGATTGGCAAGTATTTGTAAAGGACTTTGGTGGGAGTGCGGGTGTAACTCTGAGCCGTAATAGACGACGATTGTATAATAAGATTCAAGTTCTTTATGATGATCCGGATATTGGTGCAACATTCACGGATTGGGTAGAGGATAGCGTTAGCCAGGGTTTATTTGGAGTTCGAGAAGGAAGCTTAAATATTGGTGCTGCTTTACCTGGAATTGCGGATACGATGGCTGAACTTGCAATTCATAGTTATTCGAAACCAACGCAATCTTCTCGATTAGGAATCTCCGGTAGAGTCTACACAAAAGCAGGGGCTCCAGAATTTCCGTATATGGTTCGGGCTGGACAACTCATTAGAGTGAATGATTATGATCCCGCAGTTGCACAGCTTGTTAGTGCTGAAAGTGGAGAAGATGCTGCTATAGCGTTTATTAATAAAACCCGGTATAACGCTGACAAGAATACACTTCAGGTTGAGCTTGGTAAGAAGAATGTAGCTCTTGATTTACTTATGGCCCGATTAGGTTTAGGTAGTGCGAGTGTGAGATAATGACGCTTCAACAAGACATCAATAAATTAAAACCATATTTTCTTTCTAAAGATGGTGGTATTATGTCCGGAGAGGTTACTCCGGATGTAACTGATACCCACGATTTAGGGCGTTCTGATAAGCGTTGGGATACAATTTACTGTAAAACATTAGTTTCTGAGGAAGGTGGTGGTGGCGGTGAAGGTGGTGACGCAGATACTGTCGATACTTATCATGCTGCTGGAAACCCTCTTCCAAGTAACCTTTTAGCTCTTGATCCACAAAGCGTATTTCCTACTGCTGTATACCCACAAGCTATTTTAAAAGACGGATCACGAGCCCTCGAAGGTAGTTTAACAGTAGTTGCTGATGCAACGATTGATGGTGTTGATATTAGTGAACACTCCCATACAGGTGTAGGTAGTGAAGGGGACGCCATTGCTCATGCTGATTTGACTGGACTTGATGCAGATGATCATCCACAATATACTCAAAGAGCCCAGGATGAGATTGTTACAGGTGATTGGATGTTCACCCATCTTCAGGATCGTTCTGCTGGTTGGCTATTTCTCCCAGACGATAAAGTATTCAAAGCTATTCCACACAATATGATTTTTGCTGCTGATATAAATAAAGCGTCCATTAGTTTGGGTGTGTTGACATCCAGCGAATATGCAATCCATATATACGATGATGATACCCCAGAAACGTTTATAAAGGTTGGTCGGGGGGATGATTCAATTACTCTCCATGGAACCGACCCTACCTACAAACTTTGGGCAGGGGATGAAGTTGCTGCGGATGCTCCTTTCCACATTAAGAATGATGGTGCGATTCTTGCTCAATCCGGTGTTATCGCTGGTTGGGATATTACTGCATCCACGATCTCTAAGAATGATATGATCCTTGATTCCTATGGTCGAATTATTGCTGGTTCTGGGAATGAGATCATTCAACTTGATGCCGCAGACGCAACTTGGAGAGTCTGGGTTGGTCACGCTACTGCAAGCCTTGCACCATTTAGGGTTAATAAAGTTGGACAAATGTATATGTATGATGCGTTTGTTACAGGTACGTTAAAGAGTACAAACTTTATTAGTGGTCAATCCGGATTCAGTTTGGACTCTTCCGGGTTAGCAGAATTTCAACAGATTATTGCTCGTGGTCGTTTAGAAGCTACGGTATTTGCTGAAGCTGCTATTTCTGTTGCTTCTGGTAAGATGGTTATTTCTGATGGTGCTGTTATTTCGGTGGATATATCTGATACAGACGATTTTATTATAGTCGATACAGACGTATTTCAACAGAACGATATTGTCCGACTTAAACCAGATGCGGATAGGGATGAATGGATGCGAATTACCTCTCCGTATACTATTTTAGACGGAGCGTTTAAATATTACGTTGCTCGTGGATTGAACGATACGGAACCAACATGGGCTGGTCCCTACGATTTTTATGCTGGTGAGAGCGTTGTTCGTCTTGGTTCTGCACAACAAACCAATATCGGTTATCCTTTATCCGCTGGTGAAGAGAGTGGAGAATATGGTGAATTCCAAACTGGTGGTTCCGGCGCAACGACAAGTGGTGGTTATTTAATTTTAGAGGGATCACGTAACTTTGGTCCGTTCTTTGGTGTTTCCGCTCGGTATGGTCCAGTATACGATCAAATTTTGGATGTTGTTCGTATTGGTAATCTTAATGGTATTCTTGATTATACCACTGAAGAGTGGGGAGCTTTTTTTGGAGACGATAATCAGTACTTTGCTTATGATCAAACTGTTGGACTACGTATTGAATTCTCTGGTACAGATGTTGACTCGACTATCGATAGATTTGGTATGAAGTCAGAACGATTCCGTTTTGCTAAAGCAGCCGTTGATCCTGATTATGTAAATTTTGAAGCGCTTATGTATTATAAGGTTAGTGGTGGTAATCAGCAGATTAGGGTTCGACTTAAAGAAGACGCCACCGAAACTGAATATATTATTACGGGTTTAGGAATTAAAACAGGTATTCCAACGCCAGCACCGGATGGTTTTATCACGCTTTTTAATACTCCAAGCAATGAACCATATATTGCTAATAGTATTATGGTTTATATTCAGGGTATTGCACAAAAGCCTGGAACAGACTTTACTGAGACTAATCCGGGTGGTGGTACGTTTACCATGACGACTGCCCCTACTTCAGGTGTTCTCATGGTGGTTCAATATGCGGTTAATACTTCGGCGGATTATTCATTAAGTCAAACAGACCACGGGCAATTAACAGGATTATCCGATAATGACCATCCCATTTATTTGATGGTAGACGGTACTGCTAATTATATGACCGGACCGCTTAAAAATGTTTCAGGTGCTTTTCTCCTTACGACCGCTAATGGAGAATTTCAATTGCGGGATGGTATAACAGCAACTCTAATTCGTTCAGTTAATGCTGGCGGTACAAGCGATGATGAATTGGGTATTCGTGCCAGCAAACTAAGTATCTATGGGGATACGGGTCAGCTTCTTGTAGAACATACAAATAGTCTTATTCATTTCAACTCCGCATTAAATGATGTTGATGTACGTATGAGCGGAGATAATGACGAGTGGTTGTTTGAGTTAAATGCGGGTTTAGACCTTCTTAATCTACGTAACACAGCGTTTCAAACTTACTGGGACATGGTTGATACAACTACGCCTGGAACCCCAGGAGCGGGATTTGGGCGTACTTATGTAAACTCGGACGATTTGCTTTTTAAGGATGATGGAGGCAATGTTACTCGAATTTCTGGTGTGGATAGTAAAAACATAACTATTGGAAATGGCCTAGAAGTTATTGAGACTGGAGACAAGATATTTTTCCGTCTTTATGAAGCAGCCCGACTTAATCGTTTTTCATTGATGGCTGACGCTTCTGGTAATTTACAGGTAGTTTTGAAGAAAATTGCTTGGGCAAGTTTTCCGGGGTCTTGGACTACAGTTGTAACAATGACACTTTCGGCTGCACAAAAAGCAACTGGTTCAGCGGGTTGGGATTTGGATGCTGGATATGTTTATAAATTAGAAGTAACTGGTACGCCTGCAACTATTACTTTGTGTGGTATTGAATTGGCTTGGAGAATGGTCTAATGGGTGATGTCACACGACAAAGCTATAATACAGGTTGGGCAGGGTACAACATGCGAATAATGAATTTTGGAGGAACTTGTCCTGTTGGCTGTACTGGCGTAGCCGTTTGGATTTGTGGGAATCGCAACTTTGTGGATACTGTTCTGCATCTAAAGTGGAATGGAGACGCTTTAACAAAACAGCGTGAGCAATGGCAGACAAACTATCACTCAATGTGGACGCTTGAAGGCCCAGATGAGGGTGCGCACACCCTTGTTTTAACGTGGCAGTCTGATCCAGTAAACTGGATGGTGGCATCAATTTGTTGGCTTACGAATAGTAAGCCAGGAGATATGATAGGACAAACAGCGATACATTCAACGGGTGGAACTGTGTATGTTACGGCGGGATCGATAGCCGATCTAGTTCTTGCTGGTGGTACTAATTATAGTGATACCACTCCAGTTGTGAGCGGTGGCGATCTTACTCAATGGTTTATATACCAACAAAATGAGGCCGTGGGGTACAAGGAAAGCCCTTCTACTGTTTCTTC